ATGATGATATGGCGCTAGCTGTATCGGAGTCATCGGTGGAATACCAACCATTCAATGCTGAAATTCTAATCTGTGGTTTGAAGCCACGGAGACAGTGCTAGGTGGGCAGTTTGACTGGGGCGGTCGCCCCCGCAAGAGGAAAGGGGGCGGGTACAAAATAAGATGGCATTTGCTGGATAAGGCCGCCGTTACACGTTGTCAAGGCAGGCGCAAGGCCGCCATTATATAAAAGCGGCCATTAATAAAGGCCTCTTATCACATAAGGCCGCTTTTATATAATGCGTAAAGAAAGGTTAAGTAACCTTAATCCGCTTGTTACGATTTTTTAACTATATAAATATATAAACGGTTCGATATATAAGGCAGGGCTTATATAATTATAGGCTTAAAGATGCGTTATAAGACGGCCTTTATTAACGGCAGGGATAATTGGTTAAAAAACGTTAAGGCTATGATTCTAAAGGGAAAAGATAAGTCATTGAATCTAAAGGAAGTTGATGCGAGTTACGCACGCGTAAAATTGAATAAAAGGCCTCTTATTTTAACGGGCGCGCTAGGTAATACCATGATTCTAAAGAGAAAAAAAGAGAAAAAAATTAAATAAATAAATATAAATATATTTTTATTATTATTATTCCCTTATTTTTTTTTCCTGGGATTTGTTGCGTCGCAAAAGTTTTTTTTCAGATTTTTTTTTCATCTCTTTTTTTCCGCGAATTGGTATCCCAACAAACTAAAATATCCCCCCTTTTATCCCCAAATTCATTCAATTTTGAACAAACATTCCTTAACACATTCCCTTACACAGCTTAACCGTTATCTCCCTTGACTTATCCCAACCCAGCCGCGTATAATTCGCTTTAACAGTTAAGCACTGCCCAGTAACATTCAGCGGCGCAATAACTGCCTTAGATGGTATAACTTGCCATCTATTGTAACCGTTCTTTAAAAGTTAGTTTGTCAAAATAATACTTGACTTATTTTAAAAGCTGCTATATAATGCGCTTCATCAATTAAGCCATAGATTATTTATCATAGACTGCTATTGATTAACCCTACCGCGTGCAGGAAGGTGCGCGAAAAAGGTGGTATACTAGGCCTGCCCTTATTGGGAAACCTAACCTATATATAATAGTTATGATAGCAAAAATAATCCTTGACTTATTAGCAAAGATGGTATAAGGTATCCATCAACGTTATAACTCGCGCTTTATTAAGTATCTAGTAGAAAATTACTTGACAAACTAAAATAAGGCGGTTATAATTCAACCCATACATTGCTAAGTGCGAAGCACGAAGCAACTTATATAGTAACTACTAAGCCCCGCGCTTGGCAGGCGTTATAACCTGTAATTATGACTAGGCCAAAGGCTTCATGCCTTAGCTGAACGCTCTTTAACAACTTGGAAAAACGGCATCATGCGCATCGACCCATAGGGCTATCTCGTCCTACGGACTCGATAGCAAAACAAGGTAAACAGCCCGTCAGAGTATGGCGTTGGTATAAAGTGCGGAATGGATGAAATAAGCCTCTTCCCCTGTTTACTCACAGAAGCGAGGCATATAAGCATTGGTGAGTGCAAAGCACGAACCAACCTCGCCGTATGCAAGAAAGCCAGCATGATGAAGATTCGTATAGCTAGGTTATTGATACAAGCCGTCCAATCGGACGGCTTCAGTGAGTAACCTATTCAAAGGAGTCTAAAATGACTATCGAACAAGTGAAAGACTTAGTTAATGAGTTAGTAGCAGACGGCCTGTTGTATGCGTCTGTTGCACATAACATAGACTGGGCAAAATATGAAGATGAAAACTTACGCGCCCTTTTGGTATCAATACTTAACGATTTGAAAGGCTAAAAGTGAAACCTGTAAACCTTACCCTTACCGCCAAAACTGAAATGGCACGTGAAGCCGCCGACTATATTAACAGTTTGGCAAATGCCAATGGGTTTTCTACGGCTACGACCAATGAAGAACTAAACCAATATGTGCATTGGTTTATCAACCAAATCCGCGAATGTGATAAGTACATCGCATCGAATCTTGTTATTGAAGTTTCATATCAATGAAAGGAATCTAAAATGTACGAAATTCAAATTGAAGACAAATGGTATAACCTCGCAGACTTCGACTCTTACGAAGAGATTGAAGATTTAGGCGAAGTCCTATCTGTTGCCGGCCTGCCTGATGGCCTCGACTTGGAATCAGACTTTGACGCGCTGAAAGCATATGATGGTATGGACGAAGCCGCTCAAAAAATCATCATGGCATATTACGAAGTAACCAACGTATTTAATCCTGACGAAGCGATGGAAGCCTATGCTGGTACGTTCGCCGACGGCGCGGAATTTGCCGACTACTTGTCCTATGAGTTCTACCCCGAACTGAAGGACTTGCCAGACTGTATTGCCCTGCATATCGACTGGCAGGCCGTGTGGGCCGCGGAACTGCACTATGACTACTTCGAGCAAGACGGCCACTATTTCAGAAATCTGTAAGCCTACTTATCCAAGCCGTCCAATCGGACGGCTTCAGTAAGTGAGTTTAGCAACTTAAAAAGGAAACAAAAATGCAAGTAATCAAAAACAACCAATGTTTGAAAATCCGTGTGGCCTACGACTATGACGTTGGACGCATGAACTTTGTAGATTTTATCAACATGAATTACATTGAAGACATCAGCGGGAAGCTGTATGCCTATTTCCCCGAATCCCCGCGTTGGCCGGAATCTGAAATCAATGGTATGACGGAAGAGGAACGCCAAGAGTGGCGTGATTGCCTTGATTGGGACTGGACGCGTTATACCCTTGCCGACGTGTCATGGAAAGAATGGTTTGAATTGGCGCAAGAAGAGGAACTCTTGCCGTATCGCTACACCGCGACAGGCCATAGCCAAGACGATTGGGTGTATCTGTATCTGTTTGGTATGGCCGAAGACGAAGCTGAAAGCATAACCAAAGCGTTTGAGCAGTATGCCTATGAAACGCCGTGTTACTACTCCGTTGAGCTTATCGACTGCACAACGGGCAACACCCTAGCATATGACAGCTTGGGTGGCATCTATGACGACACGTCCGACCTGAAGTATCTCAAGAGTGAGATGGTAGCTTCTATCAATGCCCTTGATGGTATTGATGAAGAAGTGAAAGCCCTGGCTGTGGAAACGGTGAACAACCTTGACTACCACGATATTGACAATAATTTTTAAAGGAAGTCTATCATGCTGAAAGAATTAATCCGAAACACAAAACCTGAAATCATTGTGTCAATCAGTGATGAATACCTAGATTCATGTGGTAACGATACGCCCGCCCGCTTTGTAGATTTAACATGGCAATGGCATGACGACAAGGGAAACTGGGCTTCATTGGAAGTCTTAGGCGCAATCGACGACGCGCCCGATGGTAACTTTGATGTTGCTACTTTGGAATATGACTTTACCGATTGTAACCCACGTTGTAGCGATGACAGCCTAGTGTTCGGCGGTACGTTCGCCGACTGGGACTGTCGGTTTAATGTAACAGGCTTGAGCAATGACGAAGAGGACGAACTCAAAGACTTGATGGAATCCAGACTTTGTAACTACGACCTCAAATCCGATAATGTAGCCGTAAACATTGAGCATTACTAAAGGAAAATAACCATGAACAAACTAATCGAATTTCTGCGTGACCCTGAAGCCAAAGGGTTGATTCTTGGTAACAACGGATTCCGCGCCGAACGACCAACTTCCACCTTTGTTGGTATATGGTACGAGGGTAAAGTGATTTGTAAGATTGAGCGTGACTTCATTCAACACGCAGTAACAGTCCTACCACCTGATAGTGCCGATGTGTGCGACCGTCTGACCGAGCTATTGCACCTGCTGGGTATGCCGAGCCTGCGTGTCAAATGGTTTGGTAAACGTGCATACATTCAACGTATGCGAGACGGCCTGCCCGTGGCTGAATACGCCCTGCGTGAACCCTATACTTTGAAAGTAACAGTATGATACCCAAAGAGAGGACGGAAGTTCGCGCCAGTGTGAGCTTCCCCGACACTACCCTGTCGGATGGTAAATATATTATGCGGGTGAACCTGTTTCGCAGTCCGTCCGTCGTGTTGTATGGCAAGTGGGCTGAAGAGAATATCCGCCGGTATTGCGTGACACAAGCCAAGAAGCAGCGGTATGGCCGCGTAACCCTTGACATTGAGTACAGCTACCTTGACGGTACAGGCGACAGTCTGACCGTGAACCTGTGAAGAAAGATTATATGAAACCTATTATTCCCCTTGAACGCCGAGATGCAATCCTAGCACTGGAAAACAAACGTACGCAGGCCATCTGCACATTGATGGATAACAACCATGTGAGGGATTACGATGAAATCCTGCGCCTGGTTGTCCGCCCTGTCGGCACACCTGAAGAAATACGCAATACGACCGAAGACCGGCATATCGAACAGATTAGTAAGTGGTATGACCTGATTGGTAAGGCTTGCCAATACCTGCATGACATATGCCTTTCTATGACCGACCATGTACCCGTCTATTGGTATGACGCGGAAACTCAAACTATGGTATGGGATTATGCGGACGAGCTTGTGTTCCGCATTGACGAGCAAGACATACCGTATGAGGGGCAACGGCTTTATGCAAGCGCGATTGATTACTATGCCATCGAAGTATGCGACAAGCTGAAAACCGCATTGACTGACTGTGCGTCTGAAGAAGCAAACGCTTTGCTTGACGTTATTAAATCCGCAATCAAGGAGTACATCTAATGAAACCCGCAATTTTTGAAGAAGTTGAAACCCAACTGATTAACGCCTTTGCCGATGGTATCTTGGACGGCGTGTCCACTGCCGATATGTGCCATGTTGTGTATAACCAATCCGAGACCTATGTGTACACCGCCGATGCCGAGCGAGACCTTGAGCGCATTGGTACATTCAACGCTATCCAAGCCGTGATGACCTATGAGCAAGACAACTTCGGGCAAGCTGCACCCGCCGAGCAGTACGGCAACCCGTGCTGGGTTGCCAACATGTTGGTATATATTTTGGGCGAAGCCCTGATTTACCGTGTGTTCGGCGATGACCCCGACTGGCAAAATGACAGCGACATCACGCCCGAAATCGCCCAACGCTATGCCGAGCTGTTGGGCGAGGTAATGGCCGCCGAGCCCGACTTGGTATCCCACCTGTGGCAGAAACTGTAAGAGAGGATATTAGAATGATTATGAACGCCCATGATGCCCGCCTGAAAACGGAAGCCGCTATCAAATCCCTCGCAGCCACGCAAGGTCAACGTGTCAACGTTCTTTACCATTCAATCCTTAAAGCAGTAGAGGAAGCGGCTGACATTGGAAGCGATAGTGTATGTATTCTGTGGCCGTCCAAAAACGAGGATATGGGTGGCTTACAAGGCATAAAGCAAACTACTTACCGCGACAAGCCGGCACTTACAGTTAGGGACCGCGCTGGACTGTATATAAGCTGCGTCCCCGACGTGCAAGAACGCTTGCTTCAAGCCGGATTCACAGTGGGAATTGGGCACACTGCTGACGGTAATCCCACAATCCACAAAGTTTCTTGGTAAGCACTTACCCCAGCCTATAAAGAAAGGAATATCTATGTGTACAGACGAAGACCGACTGGTAAAACTATGCGATACGCGCAAAGCGATTATTGAGTGGTTAGCTTCAATGGGCTTAGACGCACAACAAATATATGACTACCTGCACCTGCCCTACACTAATAACGTCCATCAATATATTGAGGACGCCACCGAGCATTATGACACTGTGGTTAAGTGTATGCACCAGCTTGACGAGATGGGTATCGACCCCGATGATGCTACAACCAACTTGTACTACTTCGATTGGGAGGAGGGCGTGTGCACCGAGACGGTGCTGGCGTTGATGTTGTATGGCACCCCGTATCATGGGCAAAAATTGGTGCGTAGTCCTGCCGAGATTATCCCCGTAATCCTACGTCCATTGGTGGACGAGGCCGTAGAGGATGGGAACACGGCTAACCTTCGAGAGCTGGCTGAAGCGATGGATTATGTGGTGGATGAGTTAATCCCACAGGAGCAAGCCAATGGCTGAATCAATCAAAGCCGTGAGCCAAGCGACAGGCGTTAGCGTGTATATATTGAAGAAACTGCTGGCACAAGGGCTGATTCCGAAAATCACAGTCCTTGATGTGTTCGAGTACCAGCGAGACGAGACCCTACGCAATGCGCGTATGACGGAGGCCGAAGTGCTGGCCTACTTTAAGCACAAAGAGGCCGCATACCATGAAGCCCTTGCCTGCGGTGCGCTCATGCCTATGGTTGATGGTAAATACTTGGGGAAAGACGTGGTAGAGCTTATCCCCCACCGCTTCGCCTTACTGCCTGCACACCCTGCCTACACGCCCGCACGCCCTGAGCCAAACCTGCCGATAGTGTGGAATCCTGCCACGCCGATGGCGCAAGCCAACTTCGAGCGAGCCTTTGAGACCCGACTGCAACAGTCGGAGTTCTGGACACATGACGGCAACGCATTCTATGCGCCCGATGGTATCTATTGTAAGGCTAAGGTGCGAGGCATTCGCAAGACCATGCGCACCAGCCGACTGGCTAACGCCCCACTGTACGCCCCCAGCGTGGCGGCTACACCGACAGGGCAAGCCGAGCGCATCAAGGTACAAGGCTTCAGTACGCCCCGTGCAACAGTGGTTAACCTGTCTGTGATGGATGACTATGGCGTGTGGGCGCACTCACACGGCGTGTACAACGCGCCGGAGGCTTGGGTTAAGGCTTTGCAACGAGCCGTGCATACGCTAGGCATGGCTATGTTATTTGCCCCGAACGAGACGGTGAACGACGTGATGGCGCAACTGTCCGCATGGCTCGACACTGCTGTGTAAAATACATTGACACACGAGAGATTATTTCGTATTATTAAGCTTGTTGAAAATTTTTAAGGAGTAAAACATGATTGATGAAAATGTAGAAAGCCGTTACGCCAAAATCATGGCGGTAAAAGGAGTGTTCAGCGCCCACCCATACTGGCACACCATCAACCACCCTTATCTGCATGAGAACGTCTTGGCTGATTGGTTTGATGTGGTAGTCCACGACCAGCCGCCACCGCCGATTGTTCGCGCTATGTGTGAGACCATTCACGATGATACCGACGGCGTGTCGGCCTACGACATCGAAGATGCCATCAATACTGACGGCGATTATATGTACGTCATGCGTGAGCAGTACGAGGGCTGCAATCCGTATCTGACCCTCGAACAGAAGTACCGCGAGCACGAAGCACATCTGACAGCCTTTGTTAAACATATGGAAGCGCAAAAATGAAATACGCAATCCGAACTATCCTCGCCGTCGCCGCTATCGGCGGTGGCGCATACGCCATGAGCAGTACCGATGGTACGCCAGACCGCCAGTGCACCCAACACACCACCGTGCGGGTGCACCAAGTGACAACCTACGAGCAATCCCAAGTGATTGAGCAGCATGACAAGCCCGATGCGGCGGAGCATGGAGACGCGGAGGCCAGCCGATGAAAACCTATGTACTGGTAGCATCTGCGGATTCATCCGCCGACAGCAAAGTGATGGCGCACCTGACTGGTAAGCGTTTCCGAAATATCCCAGCCATGCGCGAAGCAGTTGAGCAGGTACTTGGTCTGTTCGGCGAGAACCAATGGGAGTTCTACCCTGCTGATTACTTCTGTGATAAGTGGAACACTTCCACGCTGGACGCGTTCATCGTTCCAGCTTCGTCCTACATCGCAATCATTGAGGTGGAACATGACGAGTAACACGCCTGAAACCTACGCCGACCTGCTCAAAGCCCGGGGGGATGTACCCATCTCGGTGCTGCGCCAACTCAAGGCGCAAATCGACAGCCTGCTGGCATTGGTCGATACCCTCGACGTGGATATGCAACTGACCCCTGCGCCCGATAATGCGACGGCGGCCATTGCCAACGCCTTACGCGCCCGATACCCCGACTTCGCAGACAAGAGCGACGCAGAGGTGCTGGCCTACTTCAATGTACAGGTGGGCGCATGAGTAAGATTGAGGCCATACTGCTGGGTATGCGGGCGACCAAGCCGAAGCGTAGCAGTACCACGCCGGAGAGCGCAGTCGTCCATGCCGTGAAGCAGTGGGCTAAAGACAAACCCGACGTGTACATCGTCCGTGTGGTACAAGCTGGCGAGGCGGGGGTGCCTGACCTCCTGCTGTGCGTCTGCGGACGGTTCGTGGGCGTGGAGTGTAAGGCGACAGGCCAAGCACCACGCACCAACCAACACCTGCAACTGGGGCGCATTACTGCCGCCGGTGGCTTCGCGCTGTGGGGCGATGCCGACACCCTTATCCCTGAACTAAATACTATTTACCAAAGGTTGAGAAAATGATTACTGCAACAGAACTGCGCGACTTGATGACTTTTGCGACGGAGGTCACGACCCTCCGAAAACACATTGAACAACAGGCTGTATCTTCCGCCCTTGCTGGTAGTACGTCATGTGTGATTACTAGGCTGCCAGTCACTGTTATTGCGCAGTTGCGCATATATCTCGAAGCGCATGGTTACACCATATCAGTGTCAGATGCGGACGAGAATCAGAGCGTAGATGTAGTCATTAGTTGGAATGGTAATAAATAAATGAATGAATTTCACCAAGCCATGGACAGCCTGTTAGGTGTGGTGTTTCTGAACCACGAGCATATAGACGAGCTAATCGATGAGGCTATCGAGTGTATGAACTTGACGGCTGAAGTAGCCGACTTTCCCGAAGAAGTCTTAGACGCGATTGTGCGACGTGCTGAAGCAATCCGTGAAGCCGTGAAGAACAACCCCTTGCCTGACTACCAAGCATCATGCAAACAGCCAGTTCACTGACCGTCAAATGCAAAAAGGAAAAGTAATGTCGTTCATTTCAACTATTATTTCGCTGGTTTGCATATGTATCGGAGGGTGCTTTTATGCCTTGTGGGATGTCGCTGTTGTCCTGCTCTTCATACCACGCGCCGTGCTTGAACTGGGAACGCTTTTCTTCGCTCTGTTGCTGGCCGCCGCCGACAAGTCCTTCCGGAGTCTGTCGGATTCCGCAGACCCGACAGTGTGGGGCGTAGCCAAGCATGAGACCCGCGTGGTGATTGGTTTCCTGCGCCGAGACCTGCTGGCTACGCTCATGACCCCTAAACTTTTACGAGAGTTATCACGATGAACTACTTAACCTTAGACTTCGAGACCTACTACGACAAAGAAATCAGCCTCAAGAAGCTGACGACACAAGCCTACGTCATGCACCCGCAGATGGAAGTGTTGATGGTAGCTGTAAAGGTCAATGAAGACCCTGTGCAAGTTATTGATGGCGAGCAAATCCCTACGTTTTTCGCTACGGTTGATTGGTCTAACACCGCAGTCATCGCGCATAACGCCGTGTTCGACGGCAGTATCCTGTACTGGCGGTACGGTGTGCGCCCTGCGATGTTGATTGATACCATGAGTATGGCTCAAGCATTAGGCGTTCCGACCATTGCCGGTAGTGCCAGCCTCGCCACCTGTATCCGCTTGTTGCAGGAAGCAGGGTACGCCGTACCGCCTAAAGGCACAGAGGTGCTGGACGCATTGGGCAAACGCCGTGCCGACTTCACGCCCCAACAGTGGGCGGCCTACCGCGAGTATTGTAAGAACGACACGGACATTACATGGTTCTTGTTTAAAGTCCTGCGCCAATACCTGACGGACGAGGAGATGCGCTTCCAAGACATCATCCTGCGCTGCTACACCGAGCCACGCCTGACTGTTGACATTCCTACGGTTGAGTACGAGCTGAACCGTTGCCGTACCTACAAGGCCGAGCAGTTGACAGAGGTGTGCAAGATGTTCAACACCACGCAAGAGGATTTATCCGCGCATCTGCGCAGTAACGACAAGTTCGCCGAAGTTCTGCGCGGTCTCGGTGGTATCACTGAAGAAGAGATGGAACAAGGCAAGTCCGGCACATTCATTATCCCGACCAAAGTGTCAGAGAAAACCGGCAAGACCACATGGGCGTTCGGTAAGACCGACGTGGCATTCAAAGAGTTGTGTGAGCATGACGACCCCAAGATTCAGGCCGTGTGCCAAGCACGACTGGCGGCGAAGTCGAGTATCGACGAGACCCGATGCCTCAAGTTCCTTGAGTATGGTAGCTACGGCTTCCTGCCGATGGGCTACAAGATTGGCGGAGCGCATACAAATCGCATGAGCGGCGGCTCGGCAGGTTGTTTCGTAGGCGAGACCATGATTGTGGTGCTGCCGGAGGGGGCTAGTGCCACCGAGTGGGAGTACCGCATGATTAAAGACGTTCAGCTTACCGACCTGATATGGGATGGTTCTGACTGGTGCGCCCATGACGGGGTGGTCTGTCATGGTGTGAAGCGTGTGTACAACTGGGACGGCCTGACCGCTACCAAGAACCACGAGTGTTTTGTCGGCTACGACCGCGACCGCACCGAGCGTTTTGAGTGGTTTAGGGTTAATAGATATTCCCTTGTTCCGGCAACGCTGCCTGCCGGTGGTATTTATGAGGCCATGCCGGAGTCCAACATCTGCTACGAGGATGGCGCAAAAGCAATGGTCTATGACATCCTGAACGTCGGCGACCGCCACTGTTATGTCGCTAATGGTAGATTGGTTCACAATTCCGCCAACATGCAAAATCTTCCCAGCGGACGGCGTGAGGGACAGAGCGACCTGCTGCGAAGAAGTATTATTGCACAAGGAAGTAGTGTCATAGTTAACTATGACGCAAGTCAGATTGAATGCCGCGTGCTGGCCTATGTCGCAAATCAAACAGACGTGCTTGGGGTGTTCGCCTCCGGAGGCGACGTGTACTCGTTTGCCGCGTCAAAAATTCATGGCATACCATACCAAGAGATTGTAGAGGGGCGTAAGAGTAATGACCCCGATACGGCGCACAAGTACAACATGATACGCCAATACGGCAAGACCGCTACCCTTGCATTGGGATATGGTCAAGGCGCGCAAGGTTTCCAAAAATACGCCTTATTGACCGCTGGTATCAGCATGGCAATGGACGAATCGGCTACCACTGTCCGCGCGTGGCGTGATGCCAACAATTTCATCACAGGGTTTTGGCGCATGTGCGACCAAGCTCTTGCCGCGATGGTATCAGGTGGTCAGATGTATTTCGGCGGCCCGGATGGCAAGATGTTCTTCGCCGATGGCAACCGCTATATCTTCGGACGCAAGGTCGCCGGTATCCGTATGCCGAACGGTTTATGGTTGAACTACCCGAATCTTAGTGCCGACTTGACAAACCCACGCCGTCCGCAATACTTCTACGAGAAGTGCGGGTATAACGGTAAGCCTTTGAACACAAAGGTGTATTCTGGGTTAGTCGCGGAAAACATCACACAGGCTCTCGCGTTCGCCATCATGAAAACCCAAGCAGTATGGATTGCACAATACTACCCGATTGTGATGAACACCCACGACGAATGGTGTATCGTCGTACCGCGCGAACAAGCAGAGGTCGCTGCGGAATATATGCACCGATGTATGTGTACTGCGCCTGATTATATTCAGGGCATTACCCTCGCGTCAGAGGGTGGCTGGGCGCAGAGCTATGGCGCAGTCGATGATGACTGGTCTAAACGCCCGAACAACCCCGACCACAAACATATTTTCAACCCCCAAACTGGAGAAATCCTATGACAGCCCAACGCACTAAAGACTGGAACGAGTTTGCCACTAAGGTGGCTGACCACATCGAGAACTACACCGTACCACAGTACGGCGACGCGCCAGACGACAACGTAGAGGCGTGGTCGGCGCAAGACTGTATCGCACAGATTCAGAAATACGCCGCACGTTTTGGTAATAACCAACGCGCCGGCCAAGAAGAACTCGACCTCATGAAGATTGCCCACTACGCGCAACTGGCTATGGGTAAGATGACGCAAGGGCCTTTCGACCGCGATACCGCCATTGAGTACCTGCAAGCGGGTAAGGCAGTACGGCGCGTCAATAGTATGGATGTTGTTGTTCTAGCCGTCATAGGTGGTAACGCCTTATCCCGCTTTGTCAACGCTAACTATGGTACAGGGGACGATGAAGTTAACCTACCTATCCCTAACCAATTTCTTTTATCGCGCCCTTCTGGTGGCGTGGGCTTCGACTCAATGCTGCCGTCAGCGTTTGAGGGTTGGGTACTCGCCAGCGACGATGAAGTACGCGAAATCATCCTCCGTAACACCCAACAAGTGGAGGTGCATCATGACCCGCGTTAACCAATCTGACCTCGTTAAACGCTTGGCGGCGGAGTTCGAGATTCCTGTTACTCATGCCAAGAAGATGGTAGATTTCCTCGTCGAACAAATGTCAGAGGAATTGATTAAGGGTAATACGGTGGCGTTGCACCACTTCGGTACGTTCCGTCGGGGCGAACCGTATGACCGACCTAATTGCAATTTCGGTAAGAGCGGTGTCGCCCACTACAAACCACGCATCCGTTTAGTAACCTCTATCCGACTGCGCCAACGGTTGTGAAGCAGTTGCAACACGAGAGAATCCTGCGTATAATAGCGCAGGATTTTTATTTATAGGAACAGACATGAGCAAACATAAGGTATTAAGTTACAGTGCCATCTCTCAATTTGAACACTGCCCTTTGCAGTACAAGGTGGTTAAGCTCGACAAGCTGTACCCGTACGAACAATCAGAAGAAGCCAAGTGGGGGGATTACGTTCACAAATGCTTAGAAGACGCAATCATGCGAGGCGTAGCGTTACCAAACAACGTATCGCAGTATCAACAATTAGTAACCGCCGTCGAAACGCGACGGGCAAACGGGTGGGAAGTAGATTGTGAGCGCACGTTCGCAATCCATAACGACTACACCGCAGAGTTCACGACAGACCGAGACGTATGGTGGTCTCCGCGCAACGCGCTCGCCGGTAAGATAGACGTGTTGATGGTATCGTCCGACAAAGATGAGGCCGTCATCGTTGACTGGAAGACCAACAAGTCCGCCAAGTATGCCGACCAAAAGCAAATTGACCTGTATGCGTTGTGTGTGATGTTGGCGATACCGACCGTGACTAAGGTCACTGGTTGCCTCATGTTCGTCTGCGACGACTACAAGATGGTACGGGCTTCCTACACTCGCGCCGACATCGACAGGCTGAAAGAGGAATGGCGTTGGAAAGTAAACCGCGTCGTCCTAGCCATCGTAAACGGCAACTTCCCAGCAGGCGAGGCCACACCGCTGTGTGGCTGGTGTCCGCACAGCGAGTGCGACAACTGGCAACAAGGGCAGGACTACCTTGCCCGACGAAAGAAACGTAGATGACCCGTGATGAATTTATAGCTGCTGCCCGCGCAGCGCAGCCAAAGGAATATGACTACTCTCGCCTAGAGCCTACGTTTACTACCTCCGCCAAAGTGCCGGTTTGTTGCCCTGAACACGGACTGTTTTATCAACGCGTCGATGCTCATTTGGATGGTCGAGTTGGGTGCGTGGAATGCCGACGCGCAATTACTTCCGCGAAGCGTACTGCACCGTTCATCGCTAAGGCTACGGCGTACCATAATGGTAAATACGATTACTCCAAAGTACAGTATGTTGACTTGGATACTCCAGTGGAAATCGTATGCCCCACACATGGTAGCTTTATGCAAACGCCTAAAAACCATCTACGCGGCGGATGCCAAAAGTGTGCGCCTAATACCTCAGTAGATTTCGACGAGTTTGTAACGCGTAGTCGTACCGTGCATGGCGACCGGTATGTGTACCATCGTGCTGCATATAAAGACGTGTCAACCAAAACCCGTATCACTTGCCCCATACATGGCGACTTCGAGCAAGCCCCGTATAAGCATTATGGTGGACAGGGGTGTGGTAAATGTTATGTACACCGCGCTGCGTTCTCATTCCTCGACGACGCTGCGGCAGTGCATGGTACTAAATACCGGTACTTGGAGGAGTACAAAGGCTACTATGTACCAATACGCATTGAATGCCCAGAACATGGAGAGTTCACGCAAACACCAAGCAACCATCTACTAGGTAGCGGCTGCCCTAAATGCGCCTATTCTGATGGCCGTTCTGAAATTGAATGTCGCCTTTCTGATAAATTCCCACTGGCGGAGCAAGGCAACCGTAAGGTATTGCACGGGCAAGAGATAGATTTGCTTATCAGCCCATCACTCGGTGTGGAAATCAATGGTATGTTTTGGCACTCCGAGCGCAAAGGTAGAGGTAAGGATTACCACTTAGCCAAGACTACCGAAGCAGCTTCGGTAGGCGTACAACTCTTACAGTTTTGGGACAGAGAGGTCGTTGAGCATGAGGATATTATCTGCTCGATGGTTAAGGCAAAAGCCGGACAATCAGAGAATTTGATTTTCGCGCGGTACACAACTGCCGCCGTGATGCCATCTAGCACAGCATACGAGTTCCTGAAAGCCAACCATCTGCAAGGTGCGTGTCCCGCTACCGTCTGTATTGGGCTGTACCACATGGGCGATTTGGTAATGGTGGCGACCTTTGGTAGGCCACGGTTCAATAAAGATTACCAGTGGGAGCTGCTGCGGTTATGCTCCGTACTCAATACCACCGTAGTCGGTGGAGCGTCGAAATTGCTAAAACATTTCATGCGCAGCCATACTGGTAGTATCTTGAGCTACGCAAACCGAAGATGGTCTGACGGTAAAGTCTATGAACAACTTGGTTTTACCCTCGTTCGTGAGACCGAACCAAGCTATGTGTGGTTCGATGGCGTTCGCGTGTTATCTCGTTACCAGTGTCAGAAATCGAAACTTCACAAATTGCTCGGCGATAAGTATGACCCCGCTAAATCCGAGCGGGAGAATATGGTAGCCTGCGGTTACACTAGGGTGTGGGACTGCGGCAATTTAGTATATGGATTAAGTAATGACTAATATGTATTTCCCGAACGTGCATGAGCGCGTTCTCCGCATTAAGACCACAGACATCGCCGCTGTTACTACGGCGATTCCCGATGCGCGTCCGGTGGAATACCACCCTGACGGCACGGTGTGGGTCGATGTCGATTGGACATTCGACAACATGACCAAGCTCTCGCTCGCCGGTCAACCGGCAGTGAGTACCATCTTCGATGGTTACGCATTCAGTGGTCGAGACCGCCCCTACTACCACCAGCTTCGTATCGCGGAGTTCTTAGCCCGCAACCCTCGTGCTTACTGCTTCGCGGGCATGGGGACGGGCAAGACCCGTAGCGCGTGTTGGGCAATGGATTACCTCATGACCATCGGTGTCATCGGTAGGGTGTTGGTGGTCTGCCCTAAGTCGTTGATGTACTCCGCATGGGTGGACGACATAATGGCAACCTGTATCGGGCGCAGACACTGCGTCCTGTATGGCGACAGCAAGCGACGGAAGGAGTTGGCACGACGTGACAACACCGAGATAGACATCATCAACTTCGACGGCGTGGAGATTATCTCCGACACACTGGCGGTCAACAACTACGACCTGATTATCATCGACGAGAGTACCGCGTACAAAGACCCATCGACCAAACGTTGGAAGGCGTTGGCGAAGCTGATTACCCCGCAGACAAGGGTGTGGGCGTTGACCGGCACACCGACACCGCAGGGCGCGATGGATGCGTTCGGTCAAGGCAAGCTGGTAAACCCCACCCGTATGCCACGCACCAAGACCGCCTACCGCGACATGGTACAGTACAAGGTCAGCACCTTTATTTGGCGCGACAAGCGCGGATGGCAAGACACAGTTAATCAGTTGTTGCAGCCTTCCATCTACATCCGCAAGGCGGACTGCCTAGACCTGCCGCCGGTAACGCGCAGCTACCTCGACGTTGGCTTGAGCAAGGCGCAGGCCCTCGCCATCAAAGCTATGGTTGACGACATGGTTGCCAACTTCGACACAGGCCATCAGGCCGTCGCTGCCAACGCCGCCGTGCTGCACGGCAAGCTGCGGCAGATATACGCAGGTGCTATCTACGCCGACGACGGTACAGCGATGGCACTGGAGAACAGGTCGCGCGTCGAGGCTACTATAGACCTCATACGGCAAGCCCGCGAGTCGGGCGACGACAGCATAGCAGAGGGCCGACCGCACAGTAAGGCACTGGTGTTCGTACCATTCAAGCACGTCATGACGGTACTTGAGGACGCACTGAAGAAGCACTTCGACGTGGCGGTCATATCGGGCGACACCAGCGTCAGCGAGCGACGGCGCATCTTGGACAACTTCCAACAGACCGCCTCGCCGGAGGTCATACTGGCTATCCCCGAAGCGTTCTCGCACGGGGTCACGGCAACCGCCGCCAGCCTCACAGTGTGGTACGCACCGCCCAGCCGGACAGAGACATACCTACAAGCCTGCGAGCGCATGGACAGACCATCGCAAACGCAGCACATGAACATTGTCCACCTCTACGGGGACAAGAGGGAGCGTGAGATGTACCAACATCTTGCAGATAATAAGCAAAATCAGGAAACTCTACTTCAACTCTACTACGATACCCTTGGTATCAAGAAAGGACAGTCATGAACCCAGTAGTCTTTCCCGATGTCGGATACACTCCGGCGAACCTGCGCTTGTTACTCAAGCGTACCAATACCACACAACATCAGGCAGCCTTACTATTAGGGGTGCATGAGCGCACCGTCAACAGTTGGTGTTCCGCTATTGACAACTCACAGCACACGGATATGCCGTCTAAGAAGTGGGTCGAACTTCAAAATATTTTAAACGAGGGCTTGAAACACGAGATATTATCTCGTATAATAGCCCCACAACAATAAGGACTTCAGATATGGACTTATCACAATATACAGAATCCCAACTCGCCGAGTGGTATATCAACAACCGCAACTGGCTCGCCGACCGCAAGGAAGATTACGAAGCCACGATTGCGGATGTTGAGAACACGCAGGCCGAATTGGAAATCGAAATGCAGAAGCGGTTGAACGCCGCAGATGCTACCAGCTTCCGCACTAAAGGTGGCACTATCGTCTCCTCCGACCGCGTGACATATAGCGTGGAAGACAGAGCAGCGTTTGGTAACTTCATCATCGAGTCCGGTGCGTGGGAAGCAACACAGTTGCGCCCAACCAAAGACTTCATCGACGACTATATTCGTGAGAATAACGGTCAACTGCCGGCAGGTGTGGCAGCGTACACCAAGAAAACCATCTCGGTTAAGAAACCAACTAAATAAGGAACATGAAAATGACAAATCTCCCAGCCAACACCCAACAAGGTGGTCTGATTATCGGCGGCCAACTGCCCGCGTATATGCAAGAGCTTGTCGCGCAATCCTCTATGGGTTCGTTCGGCGACGGCTTCTCCGGCAGCCGCCGTGTTCAGCTGAAAGGCGGGCAAATCAACTTCTTGGCCGAAGACGGTAAACCAATGGGTACGGTACAGAATGCCGACGGCTCGATTACCGCGTTCCCTCAATATACCAACAGTGCCGACATCATCATCTTGGGTATCGCGCCGGAGGGCAACACCTCTTATCGCACCCTGTACCTGACACCATTCAAAGAGGGCGATACGCTACCACCCGATTGTTGGTCTGCCGATGGTATCCATCCGTCCCCTAAATCGTTCGCCAAGCAGTCCGATGCCTGTGCGTCATGCCCTAAGAACGTAGCGGGTACATCGTCCACCGGTAAGGGTAAGGCGTGCGGCTCTCGCAAACGCTTGGTGGTGGTCTTTGCCAACGACCCTGAAATGCGCCTGTTCAGTATGGACTTACCAGCGACTGCTTTGTTCGGCACTTCCGCCCGCGCCGCAGAGGGCTACCTCACACTGGCTGACTACGCCAAGATGTTGAAACAAGGAGGCGCAATTTGGGAGGGCATCGTGACTGAAGTATGCTTCAGCGAGGGCGCGAACATCGGTGTACGCTTCAAAGCCAAAGCATATGTTGAGCAGCAGAAAGTGTATCAACTGTTACAGCTTGGTAAGACTGCGGAATCCGCCGAGATTCTTACCATCGACTTCCCTGAACGTAAGACCGACGACGAAGCACCTGCGGCACAAGCCTACGTCGCCGCCGACCCTAAAACTGCTATGCTGGCTAACCCAGCATTCCAAACCACTCTTGCCCATCTGCGTGATTGGGCGCAACACCCGTCCGTGACCGTAGAAACTATCCGCGCCGAAGCTGCTAAGTACGGCGTAGCCCTGTAAAGAAAAGGAATTAAAAATGAACCAATTAACCATGTCCGATATTCAATTCAACTTCAGCAACGTGACCATCGCGTTACAGATTGGTAATGATGGAAAAGCCCAACTAACCTTCACACCAACCCAAACCACAGACCTTTACGCAAACACTGTGCAACCTGCTGCCGCTCCTGCTGCTCCTATGGCCGAAAGTGAGTCTGCGCCGCAAGTAACGCTGACCCCGCCGCCTGCTGCCGCTCCT